TTGAGTAGTTGTTTGTAGTTCCATTTGATTCGGTTTTTAGTTCGAAAAATCCCTTCCAGCCTTTAGCTAAGGATTGTTCTATTATTTTAATTGCGTTTTCTTCTAATCCTTTAGAAAGTTTAACTAAGTCGTTTAAAGCTGCTTGTTTCATAGCTAGTGACTTGTAAGTAAAGTTATATTGTTCTTTTTTATATTCAAGCCATATTTCCCAATATTTTATAAACTTAATTGATTCAAAAGGCATAACCACCGTTTCTTTTGTTTCCTTTATTTTATTTACTTTCTTTTCCTTTATTTCCTTTCCTTTCCTTTCCTTTATAGCATTGCTATCGCATTGCGTTTGCATTGCGTTCGCATTTGTCCACCTCTTATGTGCTGATTCTCTTGCTTTTACGCTTTTAGAATCACGTTCGTCTATGCGTTTTTGTACTGATAAACTACCAAAAGTTTCACCGTCAAATACGAATAAATCAAAGTCATTAATTATGCTTTTTACTACGTCTGCATTAATTCTGTAATCATATGCAATGCCTTCGTAATCCGATTGCAATGCGTTGGCATTATTGTATAAATCTTCAATAATAGCCCAAAATAGCCCGTAGCCAATTAATCCATGTTTCCTTAATAGAAACTTAATTTTTTCATCGTTCCGACTATTGTAGTCGTGTGAAAAGTAAAATGTGTCTTTTGACATAAAATAAAACGGCTCTAGGCGTTCCCCCCAGTAGGATTGAGGGTTCAGCTTCGAGCCAATAAGTTCATAATGGATATCCTACATCCTGTGCAAATATACTAAATAATTGAATAAGAAGCGTAGCTTTTACCTTCTTTTGTAACTATTTTAGTAATAATCTTTAATCCGTCGTTTCTTAGGTCGCTTATTCTAGCTGCTAACCTGAAGCAGTTAAATTTGTTAAGTGCCTGAATTGGTGTTATTGCTTTCCCTTTACTAAGATAGTTAGCAATTTGTTGGTTTTGTGTCATTGTTGTTCGTTTAGTCGTATGATTAATTGAAATTCATCTATGTAATTTACTAAAGGAATCCAGCTTAAAACTATTATTTTTCTAATAGCCTTAGAGCCAAAAGACTTAGTTCGTATTACTTTCCCGTTCTTAGTTAACATAACTAATCCTGTTGTTTCTTTTCCTTTTAGTCCGTTGTTCATAAAAAAGTGTGCTTATTTTCTAATAGGTTCTTATTCACCCAACCTATATATTTACTAAAACAAATCGTCTAAATCTGTAACGTGTGATTCTTTTTCTTGCTGATTTACTGAATATTCTTTTTTCTCAAAGTTGTATTCTTTGCCGTTACCTGCATACTGCTTTTTAGCCTTTTCTGCTCGTTCTTCTTTGCTTTGGTTGTTGTACACAGTATGAGTATTTTCGTACTGGTCTTTCTCTTTCCTAGCGTCTACAACTAATGAAGCGTAATGTTTAACACCTGATTTAGTTTGTACAGGCTTCCATTGAATGTCCTCTTGTGCGATTGAAATTACTATCATTTTTTTTTATTTATTTGTTATTTAATTTTTCTTCTGCTGCTTTTAGCATTATTTCATCCATATCGTTTTGGTCTTGTTCATCTTTTATTTTTTCTTCTTCGTCTTCTTCTTCGTCTAAATTTTCCCAGTCGCAATGCTCAAAGCATTCAGGACATAGATCGTAGGATATTTCGCTTTCATATCCGCAGCAAGTATTAATCAGCATATTCTTCGTATTTTTCGGTGAAGTCAGACATAGGTAAAAACTTTTCTTTATTTATTATAGCCTCTACTTTATAGCCTGATTTTAAATAATATTCTTTTAATTTCCCCTTATAGTATAAATACTTGTCGTAGTTTTCCTGTTTAAATACAAAAGGATTGTTACTACTAGATAGCTTCCTATAAAAGTCAACATTATCCTGTAAATAAATTAATTGTAAGTCCATTATAAAGTAATTTTTTTGTTAGAGAATAGCTTTTTAATAGCCTTGTTTTCTTCTACCATTTTAGTATTTTGAACGTAAAGTTGCTTTAATTCATCTAAAGAAACAACTAAATCAATAGCTAATTCTAAGTCTTCAACTATTTCGTGCTTCTTAATATAAGCTGGATTCTGTACGTCTGATTGGTTCATTTCATCCCCTGTGTATAATCCGCTTAAATCTTGTGGGTACGCCTTCCTTAGTGCTAATGCTTCAGCAACCTTAGAAAGCATCGTGTGAGGCATCTTAGCCCACATACCAGTAACTTTACCTTCGTTGTTCTTAGGTGCGTATTCATCCCAATAAGCTACACCTACTGAAGCCTCGTAACGTACTTCATTATGAAAGCGAAATACTGATACTTTGCAGCTTATTAAAGCCCCGTCTTTTTCAGCAAATACAGGTTCGCTTTGTCCACCATAAGTTCCTGAACGTTCAGCGATTACCCTAAAACCGTCAATACTTGTTTGGATTGTCATTTTCTTAACCCAGTTAGCACCTTGTTTTACGTTCCTGTGGATGCAATAAAGTTGTCTAGTAAGCGGGTTTAAGCCCGTTAATTGTGCCTGATAAAGAAACAATTTAAGTTCTTCAGCAGTTGCCTCTGGTGCAATTTGACTTCTAATTAGGTCAAATTCTTCCTTGTTAAAAGTCTTTTTTTGTAACTGATTCATAGTTAATAATTGGTTTTGTAATGCAAATTTAAGTTAAAATTCGTTAATAACTTGTTAAAGTTGGATATTTATATTAAAATAATCTTGTTTAATATCGTCCCTGTATTTGCTCCTTACTAATTCTCCTATTTTATTAAATGAATATAAATAGGTCGTTCTGTCCCTGTCGAATATTTTAGCTATTGCTTCAGGTCCAAGCTGTGTCTTTTCCCTTATAATATACATAGCCATTTGTCTAGCTTGTGTTACTAATTCACCCCTGTATTTGCTCATTAACTGACCGTATTTAACCCCGTAATAAGCACATACCACTTCGCAGATATTAACTGCTACTTCTTTCTTTTCCTGCTCTATTTGAGGCTTGTTTTTGCAATAAGTCCTTGACGGCTTTAAGTTCGTTTCTAAGTTCGATAATTCGTTTTCTAAGTTCTTCATTTTCTAGTTGTGTTAAGTAGTGTTGTTTAATTTCGTACATTATAGTTTTTCTATTTCTTGTTTAACTTCTATCCAAAACTTTAATTCTTTTGATTCGGTATAGTTATAAAATTTAGTTTTTTCATCATAAATCGCAGTATATTGATGACTAATATTGTAAACTTCATTTACAAGTTCATTTACTGCTATCAATGCAAATTCTTTAGCTACTTCAATGTGCAAACAATCATTATCAGATTCTTCTGATATTGGATGTTGAAATTTAACTATTAAATCAAATGCCTTTTGTTTTGGTTTCATATAAATAATATTGATTCTTTGTTTAAATAGGCTTCTAAAAGGTCACTTTCTATTATGTATATTTCTTGCTCTGTTGCTCCGTCTTTCATTAAGCGGAATTTAAAAAGGCTTATAATAGTTTCGCAAATCTTCAACTGTTCTAGGTTAGTACAACTGTTAATACAGTTTATAACCCATTGTTTATTTTCGTTCATAATTATTTGTTTTTAATTCTTTCAATTAATTCTTTTAATGCCTTTAATTCAGCATCTTCATAATTGTCTGCCCATATCATAAATAAATTATCTTCATCTTTTACAAAATCGGCTACAATCATAGGTTTTTTTCTATCTAAATTTCTTATGCCTCCTATCCATCCATATTTTTCTCTAAACCATCTAAATACTTGTTGATAGAGTGGTGCAGATATAAGGTTGTTCCCATAAGAAATATCGTTATAGTTAATATTTCCTCCTAAAGAATTATGTTGAAACTCTTTTCTATTATACTTAGCATAACAGTATTCATCAAAACCTAATTCTTTAAGTTCTAATGCTTGTTCGTATGGAATGAATTCTTTGTTCATAATTAAATATTTTGAAGGTAAGCTGTGATTAAAAAAGCTACTATTATAACAACAATAGCTTGAAAGTTTCTGTTTTGTTCTTTGCTCATTTTAATTTGCTTTAAGATTAATAATAATAGTGTGGATGCACTCAGTAAACGTAATTGATTCTACTCTAAAAAAATGTACTTCGTTGATAGGCTTTAAGAACAATAAAGTTCCGACATTGGGAAGGTGCGTAAATTCCCAGTCCCTAAATTCGTTTTCAAAACATACTTTAATTTGCTGATTCATAACTAAGGTGCAGTTTATCGTGTGCCTCACGTTTTTTTATATTGATTTAACTTCGTATCCTAAATAAAGATATTTTTCTATTTTAAATTTTAATACTGAATCATTAAATTCTGATTCTTTAATTAATATAGTAACCCAATCTTTTGTAGTTCCTTCTTTGTAAATTTTAAATGCTTTAATCATAACGTAGGTTTTTGTTTGTTTGATAAATCAAATATCAAAAAAGTTATTGACACTAAAAAGTTAAAGTTGTTAAAAAAGTGTTAAAATTGTTAAATCTATTGATAATCAAGTAGTTATAAGTGGTAATTGCATGAATTTTTCCGATATGTCAACATTTAAGACTGGGAAACTTAAAATATCAAGTAGTGTAATTTGGACAATACCCGAAATAGTGTCACAAATATTGCAAAATATGTGACATAATTAGGGTTAATTCGGAGTTTGTTTGTAATAGAATTATAAAAAGTTGTTGTACTTAAATTAGAAAGTTAAGCTATTATTATACTTTATGGGTTTTATAAAGGATAAGTAAATTTGATATTACGTTTAAATAAAAGTATATTTGTGTTATGAAGTACACAAATTTAATTTATGGTTTAAGAGACCCAAGAAATGATGTATATAAATACATTGGTAAAACTACTGTTGGAGTTAAAAGACCGCTTATGCATTTAAGAAAGTCGCATAATATTCTTGTTAATAAATGGATAGATGAATTAAAAGAAATTAACCTTTCACCAATAGTTGATATAATAGAAAATAATGTGTCTTTAGAACAATTGTCAAATAGAGAGAAGCATTATATTTATTATTATTCAGGTATTTCAGACCAATTGTTTAATGGAGGAGAAAGTGCAATAGAAACTATATCAAAGCCTTCTATACTTTCAGATACTGATATTAATTCTTTATACATTTCTTTTTTAAACACAAGAGAAATATATAAACTATTTAAATCTTCTACATCTTTTAGTGATGCCGTAATAGCAAATGTTTTAGGGGTTGGTAGAAAAACAGTATATCGTATTAAAGAAGGCAACATAAAAATAAATATGGAAACTATATTTAAGTTGATTGTTTTTATACAAAAAGGAACTGCAGATGTTTTTGAACACTACTATTCAAATTCAAATGAATTTCAGGGCAAATATCCAGATTCATATGCAGATTTTATAAAAGAATGTACAATTAATGATAGATTTTGCACTAAGTGGTTTACTTCATTTTATAATGAAATAACAACTAAAGATAAAAAATTATATGGGATATAATGTATAAAGGACTTTACTCAATACAATGAGTGAAATTACTCAATAGAATGAGCAAAAAAAGGGGGACAAATAGAAATAAGTCCCCGTAAACCTGTTATGAATCAGCACAAATATAGTGTATTAAAACAAAAACTGCCCTCCTTTTTACGGGAAGGCAGAACCATACCAACAAACAACTATTTACTGCCGTCCTGTAACGGCAAATCCTTACTATTATCAACCCGTCTATAACCTTCTTTCCAAAGTATCTTAGTCAAAGTTATTGATTTTTCAACTATGGCATCTTCGTCGTCTTCTGCCCATAACAAGTGAGCAACTTCGTGAATAAGTATTTCTAAGTGTTTACGACCCTTCAGCCTTGAATCTATATAAATTTCACCGTCAGACCACGCTAACCCATGTACTTTTTCTTTACCTAGCTTTTTATATGTAATCTTTATTTTCATACTTTTAAATCCTCTAGGTCAGGTCTAATTAATTCCGTTACTTGGTATTTATAACCGCCTCTAACCTTAGCTAGTGCCTTAGTAATTTCATCAACTATTAAATAAATTTCGTTTAGTTTATTAGCCAATGCTTGTTCTTGTTGCAGTAAAGTCATTTTATTAAAATTCTTTGGTAGTTTACTTGTCGCCATTATTTATCAATTTTGGTATGTGAATGAGAGCAAGTTTTACATTGATACTGAACCTTTTTAACGCCAGTAGCTGAAACCCTAGTTCCTTTTCTTACAAGTTCATCGCTGCCACATTCAGGACAACTTCCCCTGTCGCCACCAAATATTACCCCGTAATGCGTCTTAGCTGGTATATGTAAAGATAATTTCTTGTGTACCTTTTCAAGTAGTATTACGTCCATTTTACAATACTTAATCATTTTATCCATAGCTACAGGACATTTCTTTAAAACTATATCAGTCCATAAACTGAAGTCTGTTTTAATTTTCTGCCCAATGCCTAAAAACTTACCGATATAATCTAATTTATTAGAATTGAATTTAAACTTAGAACGTGCAACCTTTAAAGTATCTATTGTTACGTATGTAGGGAACATTTCTATTTCGTGAAATAAACACCTAGTCCTAATCCACGCTAAATCGAATTTGTCGCCATTATGTCCTACTAATTCGTCTGCTTCGTTTGCTACCTTAACAAATGCCTGAAGCATCTTTTTGTCGCATTGCTTACTATCCCAATTCAATGATTGTGTTTCTTTGTCGTCTTCCCACTTATAACAAATGCAAATTAAAGCCCGTTCTTTAATAATGTTCTGTGGACCAATTTGTAATTTATACCCAGCCTGCCAAAAAAAGCCAATATTCGGTGCAGTTTCCACGTCAAAGTAGAGGCGTTTTCTTTTTGTTCTTAGTGTTGTTTGTTTGGTCATTGTTTGTTTTTATGCGATAGATTGAAGAATCAAATCTGCTTCGGCTTCCCGTCTAGTAACCAGTCCTTCCATTTTTTTACCCTCCCAAAGTCGTTTACTAGCTTCAACCTGTTCTGCAATTCCTTCGTAATCCTGTTTAGCTACTAAATTAACAATAGCTTTCATTTCTTTGCGTGAATCCCCTTCTAATTTATTACCCCTGTTAAACACCATTGAAACCAAAGCCCCTTGAGTATCTTCGTTTAATGTTTCTAATTCAGGATAAATATCCTTAGTAAGTTTGTAGTATCTAGGCAACTGGCATTTAATAAACACTTCATAAGCCGCTAAATAAGGTATTCTAACATTCATTACTTCGCCCTTCATCATAGGTACAACCTTTTCGCCTTTAACCCCAATAAACCGCCTTAAAGCGTTTACAAAGTTTAAATTAATAACACCTGACCAATCCTTTAGAAATTGCTTTTCTGTTTGGTAGCCTAAATCATAGCCGAAGCCCACCGTAAGCCCGCTTTCCCCTTTAGGCCAAGTAGGTTTCTGTAGGAAGCGTTCATAATACGATTTTGAACCGACCTCGTGTAGGATTATAAAATCCACGCTTTTTTTAGAAATCATATACTCATTATAAAATATGTCATTAATACACCCCAAATAAAACCAGCTACTTCAAATGCTAATCGTTCGTTGTTTTTCATTTTGTAAATTTATCTACTGTTGTTAATCCAGCTAAAGCTAATCCTGCATAAAATACCAAATATGCCATTTCAGTAGTTCTTGTAACTAAAAATACACCACATAAGCATAATATACATATCATTGATAAAACACGTTTATGGCTTACACTTCCTCTTTCATCTGCTAATAAGTTATAAATAAAGTCTTTCATTTTCTTTTACTATATTTTTTATTACAAAATCTTTCCATTTCGTGATGTTGTTTTAATATCAATTCTATTAAATATAAAATCTTTTTCATTTTATAATTTTTTATAGTAACCAAACGAATAAAAGTTAGTCGAAGCAGAAAGCGTAAATAAGGCGTTTGTAGACGTTTTAAATCCTAAGTTAACTCCTAACCCTACTTTGTTATCAAAGTGTCTTAAATCGGCTAATATGCCTAAATAAACCTCATTCCTAGCCTTTTTCTCAAATGATATAGTATTATATATCATTTTCTCGCTTATTTGAGCAGTAAACCGCCTTCCAATAATTGAATTTCTGCTTATTGTATCTAAAATAACAAACGAACTAGAATCGACCTTAATTGTATCAGAATAAACCTTAGTCTGTACATAATCTTGTAAAATGTGTATTGTGTCGTGTATTTCATCTATTTGGTATAAAGTGTCTAAAACGACAAAAGGGATGCTATTCCCTTTCTTGTAAAACGTTGTCGTGTCGTGCTTATAAACTGTGTCAGTCTTAACTATTACTACTTGATTTGTACTTGTAACATTGTTAGAAATAACAATAATAGCAACTATAATAAGTAAAGTAATAATTAAATCTTTCATCGGTTTTGCTTGTTTTGTAACTCAATAGCAAGCCTGTTAATCGTTTCTAAAATGTTGTCTAATTTCTTTGCTATTATGTCGTCTTGCTTTTCCACCATTGAAACCCTTACTTCGAGTTCCTTTAGCTTTAAACTTACTTTAATATAAATACTAATTAGACCAATTAAAATAGTCAGTGCCTGACCAATTAAAAAAACGATTAAACTTGTTGCCATTTTACAATACTTCTTCTTCT